TTAGTAGTAAATGAGCCGCGTAAATCGGTAGCTAAACGAGCCGGATTACTACCGGCTGGATCATGGATGGGATGACTATGGCAAACGATCAGCGTATACAAGACGCGCAGAAATTCCTTAGATACGCAAATGATGCGGACTCTTACAACCGCCAGGATGCCCTGGACGATCTTAAATTTTCTTCCGGTGACCAATGGCCCGTTGAGGTGCAGAACTCTAGAAACCTAGAGGCTAGACCCTGCCTGACCATCAATAAGCTGGATGGTTTTATCCGCCAAGTCTGTAATCAGCAGCGCCAAGCAAGACCCCGTATGAAAGCGCACTCGATGAACTCGGCTGCCAACGCCAAGGTTGCAGACATCCTGACAGGCATCTTTAAGCATATTGAGGTCAATTCGGACGCAGACACCGCCTACGACACGGCCTTTGAGTTTGCGGTCCGCATGGGTTGGGGTTACTGGCGCATCGTGACTGACTACATACGGGAAGATTCGTTTGACCAAGAAATCTACATTAAACCTATCGTTAACCCATTTACTGTTTACATGGACCCCAACAGTCAGATGCCAGACGGCTCGGACGCTGAGTCTTGCTTAATTACTGAGGTAATGAGCAAAAAGGAATTTAAGGCCGAATACCCTAATGCAGACGATGGCGGTAACTTCAATATGCGTGGAACCGGTGATGCGGACGCGGATTGGGTTATGAAGGATGACATTCGGATTGCTGAATGGTGGTACACCGAGCGCAAAAAGACCAAATTACTCATGCTTTCCGATGGTACGCAAGTCTATAAAGATGAGGCACCCAGCGCAGAAATGATGATGGCAGCCGGCATTGAAGTGGTGGCCGAGCGTGAAACTATGCGCAAGACCATTAAATGGGCTAAGTTGACCGGCATAGAAATCCTTGAAGAATCCACATGGATGGGTAAGCATATTCCGATAGTCCCAGTTTATGGCCAGCAATTGGTGATTGACGATAAGCGCAAGAAGTACGGCATTGTGCGCATGGCTAAAGACCCGCAGCGGATGTACAACTACTGGCGTACCGCTCTAACCGAGTCGGTGGCTCTCGCGCCCAAGGCTAAATGGCTATTGGCAGAGGGTCAAGATGAGGGCCATGAGAATGAATGGAACCTGGCTAACATCAAGGCCACACCGGTATTGCGTTATAAGCAAAAAGACATTGAGGGTCAACCTGCGCCCGTACCCGTTAGATTGCAACCTGAGCCACCAGCTGCCGGCATTATTGAGGCTACAAGCGCAATCAATAACGACTTGCAAACCGTAGTAGGTATATTTGATCCGAATATGATGGCCCAAGGCAATCAATCTGGTAAGGCTATTCGTGGCCAGCAGATGCAGATTGATATGTCGAACTTCCATTATTACGACAATCTGACGCGCTCCCTTAAACATACTGGGCGGATCATCCTAGACCTTATCCCTAAGATTTACGATAAAGAGCGGGTCATGCGGATTATTGGCTACGACAACCAGCCCGAAATGGTAACGATTAACCAACGGGCCGTGGATGAATCAGGCGCAGAAAAGATACTAAACGATGTAACCGTGGGCGAATACGATGTGTATATGGATACTGGCCCAGGCTACCAATCCAAGCGCCAAGAGGCAGTTGAGTCCATGATTCCATTGATCCAATCTAATCCTGAACTATTCCAAGCTGCCGGTGACCTAATATTCCGCAACATGGACTTTCCAGGCGCAGATGTGATTGCTGACCGTCTGGCCGCGATGAACCCATTAGCCCAGATTGACGAAAAGGCAGACATTCCGCCACAGGTCCAGATGCAGTTGATGGCCAGCCAAAAAATGGTTGCCGATATGCAGCAACAGATTGCCGCCTTGACCATGAACTTACAGCACCAGACCGATGTGCAAAAGATGAAGGAAGAAGGCCAGACTAAGCGCAAATTGATGGATGTAACCTCAAGAGCGTACAACACCGAGACCATTAACGAGGCTAAAGTTAACCAGACCAACATGAAGTCGATTACCGACCAAAACCGAACTGAGTTAGACGCTATTACCAAACTGTTACTAAAGGGCATGGACACACGCTCATTACAGCAAGAAATGGCCCGCAGAGATACTGAGCAAGACTTGGTGGCCTCGTTTGCGGAGAGCGAAGTAAATATGAATGAGTCACCATTCTTGCAGCAGGAGATGGCGATTGCCCAGGAGCCAATGACTAACCCCGCAATGGATGACCAAATGATTGCGCAGTTTGCTGCACAACAAATGCAACCGCAGCCATCAGAACAACCGGTTATCCCTGGCATACCAATGGGGCCTCGTTGACAACTATTGAAAAACAGTTTCTAATAGATTTAACCTACCGATGGGCTCATCGGGTTTATTCTTGGAGTTAATCCATGTCAGATGCAGAAGTAGCACAGGAACCGGTAAGGAAACAAGCCGGCAACATAGTAACAAGTGAGAATTTAGCTGAGTTTCATGCACAAAAACTTGGTTTAGCCAGTCAGGAAACTCCAACTGAGGCCGCGGATGCGGAGCCGGTTGTTGAGCAAGACAGGAGTGAACCAGAGGCAGAAACAGATGCTGTAGCAGGTGAAAAGAAGCACAACCCGAAACTTGAAAAGCGGTTTTCGGAACTGACCAAGCAGCGCGAAGCAGCCCGCCAAGATGCGGACCGTGAGCGTAATGCTCGTGAGGCTCTTGAGGCGCGTATTAAGGATTTGGAAGGCAAGTTAAATCCGCCGAAATCGGATGAACCTGACCCTAAACCAGACCCAGCGCAATTCAATGATGCTCTAGAGTATGCTGAGGCTCTGGCCGAGTGGACTACTGATCGAAAGATGCGGGAGCGGGATCAAGCAGAACTTGCTCGTAAGGTTGAGGAGGAACAGTCGCGGATGCGGCAAAAGTTCCAAGATCGACTAGATGTTGCGAAACAAGATATGCCGGATTACGAGGAAATGATTGCCTCAAGTGATGTCTCGGTTTCACAACCGGTCACCGATGCAATTATTGAAAGTGATGTAGGCCCACAACTCCTATATTACTTGGCCGAAAATCCTGATTTTGCTCGTGAGTTAGCGGAGAAATCCATTACCTCACAACTCCGTGCCATTGGGCGTTTAGAGGCTAAATTTGAGAAATCAGAACCGGCTAAACCGAGCGTAAGAGAACCTGTTGCGAAGAAGTCTAATGCTCCGGCACCGATTAGTCCGCTGAAAGCCGGTGGGAATCCCAGCGATATTGCGTTGGATTCTGACCGTAAGTTTCATGGCACCTACCAGCAATGGAAAGCTGCAAGGGCCTCTGGGAAGATTCGATGACGGGTAACTTTAAAATTAATTTGGAGAATTACCATGGCAAATAACTTGCTAACCATCTCCATGATCACCAACGAGGCGTTGATGGTCTTGGAAAACAGTTTGACCTTTACTGGTCGTGTAGACCGTAACTATGATGACCAATTTGCGGTTGTCGGTGCAAAGATTGGTAACACAGTCAATGTCCGCCGCCCAGGTCGTTTTATCGGTACAACCGGCCCAGCGCTGAATGTTGAGGACTTTAACGAGACCTCCTCACCAGTAACCCTCAGTACCCAGTTCCATGTGGACACACAATTTACGACTCAAGACTTGTCTTTGTCGTTAGATATGTTCTCGGACCGTGTACTAAAACCAGCTATTGCAGCAATCGCCAACAAAATTGACTTTGACGGCACCACAATGGCAGTAGACAACACCGCTAATACCGTTGGTACAGCTGGTGTAGTTCCATCTGACATCGCAACATTCTTGACCGCCCAGGCTTTCTTGGATGGTGAAGGCGCTCCCCGTGACGGTAAGCGTTCTTGCGTTGTTGACCCATTCACCGGCGCTAGTATTGTTGGCTCCTTAAAGGGTTTATTCAACCCCCAAGGTTCCATCGCTGGCCAGTATGAAAAGGGCATGATGGGGCGCGACACCATTGGTATGAACTGGTATATGGACCAAAACATCGTGTCCCATACCTATGGTTCTTACGCAACTGCCACAATGTCCACCAACACCGCAACCTTTACTGGTTCGTTGACAACTGGCTGGGCTCAGACTTCAACTATTACCATTGCAGCTGCAACTGCTAACGCCGTGTTAAAGCAAGGCGATACAATTCAGATTGCTAATGTGTTTGCAGTCAACCCACAGAACCGCCAGCCCTACGGTGGTAATGTATTGCGTAGCTTTGTAGTAACTGCCGATGTAACTATCACATCGAGCGGTACAGCATCTGTAACTGTTTCCCCAGCCATTATTACTGCTGGTCAGTTCCAGAATGTGACCGTATCCGCTACCTCGTCAACTGCAGTTGTCACACCATTTAACAAAACTGGTATTGTCAGCCCGCAGAACTTGGTGTTCCATCGTAATGCGTTTACCCTGGCTACAGCCGACCTCCAATTGCCTGACGGCGTACATTTTGCAGGCCGTGCAAGCGATAAAGACAACGGACTGTCGATTCGTGTGGTGCGTCAATACACCATTAATAACGACTCCATCCCAACCCGTTTAGATGTTTTATACGGCTGGGCTCCGCTTTACCCTGAACTCGCCTGCCGCGTAGCAGCTTAATAGGAAAGGAACTTATCATGGCAAACCCAGGACCAGCAACTACCCAAACAACCAATTACCTGTTTAACGGTGACTCAACAGACGGCGTGCAAATCGCCGGTGCCGCAGCAGACAAATTGGCGTTTCATGGCTCAACCCCTGTTATCCAAGCAGCTGCAATTACCAATATTGGTAATAGCGCTACGGGTACAGAAATTGCAACCGCAGTAAACAGTATTTTGGTTGCATTGCGTAACAAAGGACTCATTGCGACTTAATCCCGCATGAGACCTGAAAAGGCCATTCTCCAAAAGAGGTGGCCTTTTTTTTGTTTTTATGGTGTAAAAACCTAAAAACATAGGATAATTTAAACATCTCTATCACGAGGATAATCATGGACTCTTTAAAGATTCTTTCCCCAACTTATCGGTTGGACCTTACAACTGGTGCATCATCCGCTCTGCAACTAATCCCAGATACGCCAACCCTCGCATACCGCGTGGCTATCCTAAATACTGGAACTGGTACTGCAGCCATTACTTTTGGCACAACCTCTAGCAATATGGCTACACCAGCAATTGCATCAACGGGTGGCAGCGGCTCATTTATTTTGGCTCCTAGTATGTTTTTGCCAATAATCATTGATTGCCCAAGACCAAACTTTTTTATTAAGGCTATTTCGTCAGGCACAAACGCGCTTTATTTGACACTCGTGGCCAACGAATAAGGGATTTACCATGTCCAATTCCACCGCAAAGACTATAACAACCAATATAGTGCCGGTCCAAGGGACTTTTGAGCCCGCACCGCCCTATGAGTGCATTAACTTAATTGGACCTGCTGGAACACCGTTTTATGCCCCTATAAATCCCGTTTTGGATGGGGTTAGCATTACAAATAGCACCATTAACAGCACCACCATTGGTGTAACAACACCAGCATTAGCTGCGTTTACCAGCGCAAGTTCAACAAATCAACCGATTGGTAACAACGATTTAACAACTAAGTTATATGTTGATTCTTTGGCGTTGGGCATTTCTTGGAAACAACCAGTAGTTGCGGGTACAACAGCTAACATTACCCTTTCAGGTGCTCAAACAATTGACACAGTTTCGGTTGTTGCTGGTGATCGTGTATTGGTTAAAAACCAAACAAATCAAGCAGACAATGGTATTTATGACGCAGCTGTTGGGGCATGGACTCGATCACCCGATGCAAATATATGGGACGAGTTGGTATCGGCTTTAGTTTTTATAGAAAGCGGCAGTCAGGCAGGCGCAGCATATTATTGCCCTATTCAGCCAGGCGGCACTCTTGGAGTAACCGCAATTACTTGGAATAACTTCTCAGTTGGCGGAGTTTACTTTGCTGGCACAGGCCTTAATCTGTCTGGTGGAGATACATTTAACATCACCGCTACCGGCGTAGCGGCTGCGACTTATGGTTCGGCCTCCTCTGTACCGGTAATTGCAGTCAATCTCCAAGGCCAAATTACTAGCGCAACCAATACAAGCATTGCTATTGCAGGCAGCCAAATCACTAGCGGAACTGTAGATTCTGCGCGCATTTCGGGTTCTTATACTGGTATTACCGCGGTTGGTACACTTTCCGGTTTAACGGTCAGCAGCACAATATCTGGCTCAATTTCGGGTAACGCAGCAACCGCAACCACCGCTACAACTGCGACAACGGCCACTACGGCTACAAACATTGCGGGCGGCGCTACAGGCTCTATACCTTATCAAAGTGGCGCTGGTGCTACAACATTTTTAGCAGCTGGCAGCAACGGTCAAGTATTAACTTTGGCTGGTGGTGTGCCAACATACGCAACACCAACTACGGGAACGGTCACCTCGGTATCTACTGCCGGAACTGTTAACGGATTGACCCTTACTGGCGGTCCAATTACTGGCTCCGGCACGGTTACTTTAGGTGGTACATTAGATTTATCTGCACCCCCAACTATTGGCAATACAACCGCAAATACTGGTGCTTTTACTACGCTTTCCGCTTCTACTAGCGTAACTACCCCTTTTGTTCAGGCTACAAATTCAAGTGGATTAGCCCTTAAAAACTCGGTTGGTACTACACAATTAAGCGTAGGGTCTGGTGGTGGTGATAATTTGTCTGTCAATGTTTCTACTAATTTAAACGGTACAAACGCACAAATAGACATTAGTCCTACGGGTACTGGTCATGTTCACATAAAACCTACTGGTTCAGGGTCTTTAGAAATTGCACCAACAAATGCTGGAACAATTAACAATATGAGTATTGGCGGCACAACTGCAGCAGCTGCCAAAGTCACAACCATTGACATTTCTAGCACCCTGGCTCTTGCCGGTTCAACCGGTTCCGCTGGATATGTATTGACCTCCAATGGCGCATCTGCCCCAACCTGGCAAGTTAATGCCTCTGGCCTAGCTATTGTTGACGATACAACAACCAACGCAACCCGATATTTAACTTTTACCGATGCAACAACCGGCAATATTACAACTGGTAATGTGTCATCAACCAAGCTGCAATTTAACCCCTCAACCGGCGTTTTAAGCGCAACTAGCTTTACTGGATCGGCTACATTGACTGCGCCAGTTTTAGGTACACCAGCATCTGGAAATCTTGATTCTTGTACAGCAGACGGTACAAATAAGGTTGGCTATAGAAACATTCCAAATTCAGGCGCTAAAACATCTAGTTACACGCTAGTTATTGGCGATGTAGGTAAATTTATAGAATTAGGAACCGGTGGTACGGTTGTTGTTCCAGCATCCATATTTGCTGCTGGTGATGTAATTAGCATCTTTAATAATACAAACGCATCTATTTCCTGTACTTGTTCAGCTGTTACAACAGTTTATAAAGGCGGTACGGATGCGGATATTAGTAGTTTTAGCGTAACCACAAGGGGTGTAGCTACTATTCTTTTCATTAGTGCTACTACTGCGGTGGTTACAGGCAATCTTGCATGAGTGGTATTTTTCTTAATCTTCTCGCAGGTGGGGGAGTAACGGCAACGGTGCCTGGTGCGCCAACAATAGGAACGGCAACTGCTACAGGTGCAACTACAGCAACCGTTACATATACAGCCCCAGCAAGTGATGGTGGTTCTGCAATTACATCGTATACAGCAACTTCAAGCCCTTCAGGCGGTACTGGCACAATAAGTCAAGCGGGTTCAGGGACAATTAATGTAACTGGATTAACTGCTGGAACATCCTATACATTTACTGTTACTGCAACTAATGCTATTGGAACAGGCCCGGCTAGTGCCGCAAGCAACTCCATAACAACTGTAAACCCAACAACTTCAGTTACTTATTTAGTAGTAGCTGGTGGTGCTGGCGGTGGTTCAGGTGGTGGTGGCGGTGGTGGTGCTGGCGGTTATAGAACAGCATCAGGATTTTCTGTTTCTCCAGGATCAAGTCTTACAGTAACAGTAGGCGGTGGCGGTGCTGGTGCCCCAGGAAGTTCAAACGGATCACCTGGTTCTAATTCTGTTTTCAGTTCTATAACTTCTACTGGTGGTGGTTATGGTGGTGGTGGTTCAGGATCAACAAGTGCTGGCGGTAGCGGTGGTTCAGGCGGTGGTGGACAATATGGCGGTGGCGGTGGTGGTTCAGGAACTAGCGGAGAAGGAAATAATGGACAAGCTGGTGGAACCAGTTCCGCTGGTGGTGGTGGCGGTGGTGCTAGTCAAGCTGGCGGCACTAATGGTAATGCTAGAGGTGGTGATGGTTCGACATCATCTATTTCAGGCAGTTCTGTAACTAGGGCAGGTGGTGGTGGCGGTGCTGTTTCAGCAGGTGGTCGAAATGCAGGTGGAACAGGTGGCGGTGGTGATAGTGGCTTTGGTACTGTAGATGGACTTCCTGGTACAGCAAATACAGGTGGTGGTGGAGGTGCTGGTTGGCAGTATGTTGTAGCACTTGGAGGTGCTGGCGGTTCAGGTATTGTAATTATTAGCTACCCAAATACTTTTGATAACGCCGCATCTACAACGGGTTCGCCGTCATTCTCCAATACAGGGGGTAATAAAATTTATACATTCACCTCGTCCGGTTCAATTACATTCTAAGGCATAACATGAGTCATTTTGCAAAAATAGAAAACGGCTTAGTAACCCAAGTGATTGTTGCTGAACAAGATGCCATAGATAGCGGTTTGTTTGGTACAGGTTGGATTCAGACTTCCTACAATACACATGGTGGACAACATCCTGAAGGCAGACCATTGCGTAAAAACTATGCTGGTATTGGTTACACATACAACAGCCAACTAGATGCTTTTATTCCACCACAACCATTCCCAAGTTGGACAATGAGTGAAGAAACTTGTTTATGGAGTTCTCCAGTTCCATATCCTACCGATATAGGTACGGCAGAAAATCCCAAGAAATATAGTTGGGACGAGGCCACAACTTCCTGGGTAGAAATAAATGATTAATTATGAATGGAAAATACTAGAAACCGTTATTGTTGACGGCACGTTGAAATCGGTTAAATATTGGTGCAAAGCAACAGATGGTCAGAGTTCTGTTGAAACTGAGGGCAATTGGAAAATGCGGACCGCTCATTTGGTAGACAATGACACCACAGAACACCAGGTTACGCATTGGCTTGATTTAGACACTACCCAAGATGGCAAACATCTCATAAAATACAGATTACAAGAGCAACTGGATGCGCTTAGTTCAGCAGCAACAACTAAGCCGCCCTGGGCCGTGGACACATTTAAGGTGACGATATGACACAACCAATCGACATCATCTCTCGCGCCCTTAAAGATATTGGGGCTCTAGAGGCTGGTGAGACTCCCGCGCCTGCGGATTCGCAAGACGCGTTTGATATGCTCAATGATATGTGCGACCAATGGTCGAATGAGCAGATGATGGTTTTTTACAAGACCGAAATTATATTTACCCTCACATCTGGCCAAACCCAATACACCATTGGCGCTGGTGGCCAAATTGGCGGCACGATTACCGGATCAATTAGCGGCACAACATTAACTGTCACCAATGTAGCAGCTGGCGCAATAGCTTTGGGAATGACCTTAACTGGCTCTGGCGTGGCAGCTGGTACCAAGATTACGCGTTTTGGTTCTGGAGCAGGCGGTAATGTTAATTCCAATGGAACTTATACCGTAAACATCTCGCAGACCGTTGCCAGCACAACAATAAGCGCGTATTACGAGCGCCCTCTTTCAATTAATTCTGCTTTTGTAAGGGTAAACACTAACTCTAATGGCCAGCCTATTGTTAACGGCGGACTTGATTACCCAATAACCATTCTCAATTTAGAGAACTACGAGATGATTGGTTTAAAGACTTTAAACGGTCCATGGCCTCGCGCCCTGTACTACCAGCCAAGCGAGGCTTTAGGAACCATTTTTGTATGGCCTAATCCATCCCAAGGCGAGATGCACATCTTTGCCGATACCCTATTTCAGCGCTTTACCACCATTAATGATGAGATAGTCATCCCACAAGGCTATTTAATGGCCCTTAGATGGTGTTTAGCAGAACGTTTGATGCCGATGTATGGCAAAGCCAGCCAAACGCAAATACAGATGATTAATGGCTTTGCTAACCATGCCAAGGCAACGATTAAGCGCAACAATATGAAACCAATGCAGGTGGCTCGATTTGAGGATTCATTGATTGTTGGTAAGAGAGCAGATGCAGGCTGGATTCTGACCGGAGGCTTTTAATGCCTGACTTTGGATTTGTTGGCGCAGCTTACGAGGCACCCTCTATTTATCAAGATGCACAGGAATGTATTAATTTTTTTCCAGAAATAGACCCAACTAAGCCCCAAGGTGACCGCGGCATTATGGCGCTTTATCCAACGCCAGGCCTTGAGACGGTTGCTATTCTGCCCAATCAAGAAGAAGTGCGGGGTATTCGTACCTTGTCTGGTGGCACCCAAGTGGTGACCGTCTGCGGTGATTTTGTGTATGTGATGCAATCAGACTACACCCCAAAAATGATTGGCCAAATGAACACTTCCACCGGCTTGGTTGGGATTGTGGATAACGGCGTGAATGTCTACATTGTGGATGAGACTTACCGGTATTGCTGGTTTATCTCTAACCCATCCGCAGCGACTTTTACAGGCTCAATAGCCAGTACAACCTTAACAGTCACCTCGGTTTTGAGCGGAACGATTGCGGTTGGCCAGGCTATTTTTGGTCAAGGAGTTTCCCAAAATACCGTTATTACTGCGCTTGGAACTGGAACTGGTGGGACGGGAACTTACACAGTTAGCAATACCCAAACCGTTGCATCAACCTCAATTAATTCAGTTGCCTCACCCGCAATTGTTACTGGAGCAATATCTGGTACAACCCTTACGGTCTCTGCGGTGACTAGCGGTACTCTTAAAATTGGCCAGACCATTGAAGGTACTGGGGTAACCGATGGCACGATTATAAAAACCTTTGGCACAGGATCAGGCGGAGTAGGAACTTACACCGTTAG